TGACGTTATAGGTAATATTGAAGATGCACTAAAAAGTGTAGAATTAGATTTTGAACCTGACTTAGAAAAGGTAGGTGAAATTAATATTGTTGAAGAACCTGGCGCACCATTTAGAATAAATGGTTCGAGCAGATCTCAAAGAACAAGTGGAGATTTCTTTGGTAATATTGTTGAAGAATTAACGTCCTAATTATAAATAGTGTTATGGCATACGAAGAAAACAGATTAGCAGAACTAGCAAAACGTAAAGTTGCAAGACTTTATAAGGACATAGACATGTCTTTCAAACGCAATGTTGTCACAAATGACATTGGTAAAAAATTAGACGTCAATGCTGTTAAACAATCTTTAAAAAATTTACTATTCACACAGTTTTATGAAAAGCCTTTTAATCCAGAATATGGTTCACCTATAGCAGAATTATTGTTTGAGCCTTTGGATTATGATACAGGCAATGATATTGCTAATTTAGTATTAGAAGCCATTAAGAACTTTGAACCAAGAGTTCGTGTAGATGACATCATTGTTCAGCCTGATTATGATGAAAATGAGTATATCTTACAAATAAATTTTCATGTTATAGGGCTACGCAATCCGGAAGTTTTCACATCAGTATTGAGAAGGTTAAAATAATGCCATTTGCCGCACACTTAGGGGATATTACAACAAATGCACATGGATGCAATACATCTGTTCCTATTGACTTGGGTGCAGCCAATGTTGCACTTGCAAAAAATGTAACAGTAAATGGGGTGCCTGTCGCGGTTGTTGGTAGTCAATTACAGGCACATACTATATTATCAGGATCCAGTTGTGTTCCTCATGTGGGACAAACAGTTACATCGGGCAGTTCTACTGTTAGAGTCGGTGGCTTACCTGTTGCATATCAAGGTTCTACTGTATCATGTCCAGGAACAATAACAGGAGCGGCTGGAACGGTCACTGTTGGGGTGTAATAAATAAAAACAAAAAGAGCTAAACATGGCACAAAGAAGATTAACAGAACTAGATTTTGATGGTATTAAGAATAACTTAAAGTTATTTTTAGCAAGCCAATCAGAATTTTCAGATTACGATTTCGAGGCATCAGGACTATCTGTCCTTATTGATCTGTTGGCATACCATGGGCATTATAATGCAATCATGGCGCATACAACAGCAAATGAGGCATTTCTTGATTCAGCGATTAAAAGAAACTCCATTGCGTCTATTGCAAAAACAATGGGATATACTGCTCGCTCCGCCCGGTCTGCTAGGACTACAATTAATCTAGTTGTTGTGCCTGATTCTACATATAGTTCTAGTGCTTTTACATTGAGTCGCTCTAAAATCTTTACTACTGCACTCAATGGTAGAAACTACAACTTCTACCCTATTAAGGATTACACAGTTACAAAAGAAGAAAGAAGCGGAGTTTCCGCATTTTATTTCGACAATATAGAACTCGCTGAAGGACTTCGTGTAGAAAATTCACAAATTATTGAAACAGGTGGTGAACAAGGCCCTGTTCTAATGGCTAATCCAGGTGTTGACACCACAACAGTTAGATGTAGAATACAAACATCAGTAACTAACACATCTCTTGTGACACACTCATTTTCAGATAATATTTTGGATGTTAATAATCTTTCAACTGTTTTCTTTATTGAGGAAGCACTGAATGGTTTTTATGAAGTAATTTTTGGTGATGGTGTAATTGGTAAAAAATTAACTATAGGTAACGTTGTAAAATTAGATTATATTGCCACAAATGGTTCTGCAGGTAATGGTGCTACAGCATATACAGCACCTACTAACTTGACAGGGACTAATGAAACTGTTACTCTAACAGTAGTTTCTAATTCTGCTGGTGGTTCTGAACAGGAAACTGTGGACAGTATTCGATTCAATGCTCCCCGATTCAACGCTACAAAAAATAGGGCTGTCACTGCTAATGATTATAAATCTCTAATCCTAACTTCTAATTCTAACGTTAAGTCAGTTTCAGTTTGGGGAGGAGAGGATAATGATCCGCCAATTTACGGTAAAGTGTTTATCTCACTTCAACCAAAAGAGGGTTTGATTATTTCACAGGATGATAAAGATGCTATTGTGAGAGACTTTATTGAACCAAGACAACCTGTTTCAATACAGTCTGAGTTTGTAGATCCTGAATTTACGTTTATTGGTCTTAAAACGACTGTTCAATATGATTCTAAGAAAACAACATTAACAGCAGGTGCAATTGAAAATGCTGTTGCGGCTACAATAGAAAACTTTTTTAATAATAATTTAAATACTTTGGATGCAAATTTCTTCTACTCTAAACTTACTGCTGATATTGTTAAATCCTCTGCTTCAATTGTAGCAGTAAACTTGGAGTTGAGACTACAAAAAAGATTTACTCCTACCACAGGTAATGAATCCAAATACTCATTACAATTTAACAATAAATTAAATCCATTGTCGATAACAAGTAATTTCTTTGATGCAACAATTAATAACGCAACGTATAAAGTATATGTTGCAGACGTACCGGGTGCAGATGTAATTGCTCCGGAATACAGTGGTTCGGGAACACTTATTTTAAAAACATCTGATAAAAATATTGTTGTTGACGCAAATGCAGGAACAATTGATTATGATACAGGTAAAATTATATTAAATAATTTAAACGTATCCTCAATTTCAGGCACTAATGTAACACAAGTTAATATTAACGCACAACCACATGAAAGTGCTAAAGATATTAAAACAAGTATTTTAACAAGAACAACGGAAGAAAGTTCTTCGGCTGTTATACCTACACCTTCAAAAAATATTATTCTTGCACAAGATGCAAGTGCTGAGGATACACCGAACAATATTGCAAAAGGAATTGCAATCTCCGCTATACCTAATGTGAGTGATTACTAATGGCAAGAACAGGACCGAGTTTTAAGAGATATATCGAGAGCATTGCGATAACCAATGCTGGTTCAGGATATGATAGCTCGGATCCACCTACATTATTCATTCAAGCACCCACACTTACAACTAATGAAGGTGATAAGGTTCAAGCTGCCGCCTCTATAACAATTTCCAGTAATATTGTAGATACGTTAACTATTACTGAGCCAGGTGATGGTTATTTACTTTTACCTCTACCACAAGTTTATCTTAGGGGTAAACTTACAGGTGTTACTGTTACATCAGCAACAGAAAATGGCGCAGACTCTACTAGAACTGCTGGCACATATAATGTTGTTCCTCAAGATACATCATCTGGTGCAGGATTAGGTGCTCAGTTTACAATTGTTGTTGGATCCGGTGGTTCTATTTCGTCTGCAACTATTACAAATAACGGCTCTAATAAATTTTATGCTGAAAATGATTTAATTTATATCGCTAATGCACAGATAGGTGGCAACGGCACAGGCAATCAAGCGATTCTACAAGTGTCAACCATTGCATCTGGTTCGGGTGCGGTATTTACACCAGTAGTTAATCTTGTAAATAGACCTCAAAAATATTTTCACAGGGGGCATTCTTATCTCACTAAGTTTACTATCCCTGATTTTATCCGAAATGATTATCCCTTATTTGCAACTTTCATTGAAAAATATTTTGACTTTCTAGATACAGATGATACAACAATAACAGCTTTAGGAGGTTCATCAGGCGGCCCTCAATATCTTTTAGCGGAACTTATAGACAGCCTCAACATTGACTTTAAGGAAGATGATTTCTTAACCATTCTGTTACAACAGTATGCAATTGATTTTCCTCAAGATGCAAAAATGGATACACGTTTTCTAATTAAGAGGATTAGAGAATTTTATGAATCTAAAGGTTCTCGCAGGGGTATTCAAACATTTTTCAGAACTGTATTTGATGAAGACGTAGAAATAGTTCGACCTTCAGATTTTGTGTTAAAACCTTCGGATGGTTTTTATAGTAAAGAAGTTGCTGTTAAACTTTATCAAAATGCAGAAATTACACCTATTCCTGATCCGTTTATTCTTAGGGGTAGAAAAGTAGATATTGTTTATTATGAATCTACAGCATCTATTACAGCAAGAAAACGTTTAAATACTTCTATTAGTCGTATTAAAAAAATTGCTTATACAAATCCAACTGCATATGAAGCGACTATAGGGTTACCTGCTGACACAGTTATTCCTGGACCAGGTGTGGAAGCAAACTTGGTAGCTGTCATAGGAGGTAAAATTGCAACTGTAGGAACTATTGGCGCGGCAGATGCGGCTCGTGCCGCTGGCAATTATACTATAGGTGCATCTGATTATACTGCAGGTGGTAATGGAACAGGTGCAACGTTTAGTGTTGTTGTAAATGGCGCGGGCGCCGCAACAATTACTGTGACTGCGGTAGGTGATAACTATGCTCCAGATGAAACCATAACAATAGCAGATAATAAACTTGGTAGCGGCGGAGGTGCGGCACTAACATTTAAAGTTGCAACAATTACTGAAGGTAAAATTTTCTCTATAACAATTGTAAATGGAGGTCAAGGATTTAGTGCAAACGCGGCCGTTAACGTAACTCCTAACTCCGCAGATACAATTACAACAACTGCACTCATAGATACTAGGGTCAGCAATGGTGCAATCACAAACACTGTTTTTGTCAATAATACGAAAGGCGTAGGTTATAATAATGTGCCTATACTAACAGTCGATACTGATCCTGTTAGAACGTGGATAGGTTTCGAAGGTGCAACTGACCTTATCACAGCCAAAACAGCATTTTTGACGCGAGTTTTAAATAATATAACATTAAAAACAAACACAGGAACAGCCGACGGGGGCTTTAAAGTTGGTCAGGCATATCCGGTTCAGGAAACAGGTGATATTCTGGGTGTTTATGCTATTGATTATTTCTCTGAAGATTACACACTTACCGGTATTGAAAATGATGCCTTTGTTATTATTAGAACCGTAGATTCTAACAATTACCCCACAGCTATAGATATTATTAATACGGGTGTTGGTTTTCAAAGAGCAAGTTTTGATTTTGTTTTGCGCTCTCCCAATAATGAAACTGCAACAATTACATGTAATACAGGGTTTGCACATACATTTGCTGGACGTTTTAAAGACTCTAAAGGCTTCCTATCCAACGTCAATAGATTACAGGATAATGCTGTTTATCAAAACTTCTCATATCAAATTAGAACTTCCCTGCCGAAAAGTGAATGGGGAGAAGCATTAAAGAGATCTGGTCACCCTGCAGGTATGGTAAACTTTGCAGATTTACAAATTAATCAAGTCCTTGATTTCAGCTCTAATATTAATATTGTTCCGGATATTTTTGTATTCCGCTTGTTTGCTGAGATTGATGTTGCAGAAATGTCAGAGCTTGTTGCCAAGGATGTTCATAAACCAACAATTACAGATACGTTTGCATTCCAAGACAATGATATATTAGAACCAGGTCTTGTGAAAACTGACAGCTATGGTATAGAGGATGACAATCAACAACTTGATGTCAGTCTTGTAAAAACAGAAGGCCCAGATATACAGGATGAACCTGCATTGGATGTCCATAAACCTACAATTGCGGATACGTTTGCATTTCAGGATGTGGCAGTATTACTTCTAGTAATTCAAAGAAATGTAACTGAATCAGTTGATTGGGCTGAGACTGTTGTTAAGGCAATGGAGATAATAGAAGCGGATAGTGCAGGTATTGATGACGACAACCAACAATTAGATGTCAATATTGTAAAAACAGAGGGTCCGGATATGCAGGATGAACCTGCATTGGATGTTCACAAACCAACAATTACTGATAGCACCGGTGTTGAGGATGATAACCAGCAGTTAGATGTTGAACAAACGTCCTCGGATACTTATGGAATGGGCGATGCAGGCGTTGTCTTTATTCAAAATTATGTTTCAAGTGATTATTTTGCTGAAGATTATGTTGGAACTAATACAAGTTTCTCATAATTCTTTGTATAAATAACATTATAAATAACTACAAGCATTTACAAAATCTAGGAGAATATAAATGTTGATTGATGTAGATAAAATGAACGCACTAGGCCGCGTTCAAATTCAACTGTTCGACTCTGAGGGTAATCTCAAGGATGAACAAGACGTAACGAACTTAGTTACAACCACAGGTCTTAATCATATTGCTGACCGCTTAGGCAATTCCTCACCACCTACTCGTATGTCACATATGGAAGTGGGAACAAATAACACGGCACCCGCCGCGGGTAACACTGCTCTCGGAACTGCTATCTCTGGTTCGCGTGTTGCTCTGACATCACAAACTGTTTCAACAAATACAGTTCAGTATATTGGAGACTTTCCAGCCGGCACAGGCACAGGCGCTGTTGTTGAAGCAGGTATTTTTAATGCTTCTTCTTCCGGCACGTTACTTTGCAGAACAATTTTTTCTGTTGTTAACAAAGCTGCAGATGACACACTGAAAATTACTTGGACACTTACTGTATCTGACACCTAAGATATAACCTAGGAGTTGGAATATGTCCCTGTTAATTAGACAAGCCGCTAGAGTTCAGTTAGCAAGATCGTTTTATAGAGATATCTTTAACGAAAACGATTTCTTTTACATGTTTGCGTCAAGACCTATACCTTGGACGGATGATAACGCACCTGATACTCCTCGCGATTCTCAGTTCTATCAAGTTGATTACAGAAATAGTATGATGTTTGTAAAACGGGTTCAAGCGGCTGATGCAGTTCAGTTAGTTCCTAGATATAATTGGGCGACTGGGACAATTTATGACCAATATGATGACGAATATGCATCTAATCACCCAGCATATAGTGGTGCTTTAAACTTAGCAGATGCAAGGTTTTTTGTTCTGACTGATGAGTTTAATGTTTATAAGTGTCTTGATAATAACAGTAATGCACAAAGCACAATTAAACCAACATCCACAGGAACGGCACAATTTTCGTTGGATGATGGTTATATTTGGAAGTTTATGTATCAAATTGGTGCCGCTGACCGAACAAAATTTCTAACAACAAACTTTATGCCTGTTAGAAAAGTAGCAGGTAGTGGCAATCCTGCTTTTGATGTTAATGGCGAGCTAGATGCTGTTACAGTTACAGCAGGGGGTTCAGGTTATACATCTGCTCCTACTGTTGTTATTGAAGGTGATGGCACAGGCGCAACTGCAACGGCAACTTTATCAGGTAACGCTGTTAACGCAATTACAATAACTTCCGCTGGATTTGGTTATAGTTTCGCTGTTGTTAAAATTACAGGTGGCGGCGGCACAGGCGCAACGGCTACAGCAACTCTTGGCTCTACGGAAACACCTTCATTACAACAAGCGGTAGAATCAACTGCTATATCTGGAACATTAGATAGAATTGCTGTTACTGCCGGCGGCCAAGATTATATTGACGGTGACGTTGTTATTACAGTTTCCGGAGACGGAACAGGTGCAACAGCAAGTGCAACAGTAAATGCGGCAGGCACAATAACAGGTGTTACTGTAACAAGTCCAGGTTCAGGATATACATTTGTAGAATTGGCTATTACACAAACTATTGGTTCAGGAACAGGTTGCACGTTACGTCCTGTTGTATCCCCGTTTGAAGGTCATGGTGGTAATCCGCCAAGAGAACTTTTTGCTAAAAACATTGGTGTTACAGTTTCTTTTGTTAGTGATGATGCAGATATTATTACTGGTAATGATTTCAGACAAATAGGTATTATTAAAAATATGCACAATTATGCTGAAACTGCAAGTTTTACCAGTTCAATAGGCACGACCTGTCATGTAGCCACAGCGAATGCAACAAATATTGTTAAATTTAATTTAGATGATATTGTAACAACCAACGATGGTGGTAAGTTTACTGTTATACAAATTTTGGATGCTAATGGCGATGGAACAAACGATACCGTATATCTCCTAGAAACACTTCCAGGTATTGGTGCAAGTTCTGTTTTTACAAATACTACTACTGGTCAAACCGGTATAAATATTACAGCAGTAACAAATCCAGAAGTTAGTAACCACTCCGGTGAAATTTTATATATTGATAATAGACGTCCTATTACAAGAGACAAAAATCAGGTAGAAACAATTAAAGTTATTTTTAATTTTTAAGGCAAAACAATGGCATTAAATCTAAACACCAGTCCTTACTTTGACGATTATACAGCGAGTAAAAAGTTTGAACGTATTCTGTTCAAACCAGGTGTTGCTGTCCAGGCAAGAGAACTGTCACAACTGCAAACTATTTTGCAACAAAATATTTCAAGATTTGCTGATCATATATTTATTGATGGCACTCCTGTATTGGGTGCTAAAGGTGTAATTAAAAAACGTGACTTTATTAAAGTTAATGATCTTGATGCGGCATCTGCAACTGTTAGTAATGATACTCTTGCCAATTATATTGGTGACACATTAACAGGCGGAACGTCTGGAATGACCGCCATTATTGACAAGGTAGAAACAGGTGTAGATACCGATGCTGTTGATAAGAAAACATTTTATATTTCCTATACCGGTGGTAACAGTGCAGGCACATATCTACACTTTGAGGCAGGTGAAACTTTAACAGTTACATCTAGTGATGCAAGTCGTAATGGCGATACCTTTGTAGTAGATAATGGTGTAGATGCAAATGATGCAACAAGAAATTATTTTGGTAATGGTTTGTTTTTTAGTATTGAAGCAGGTATCCTTTATATAAGTGGTTTCTTTGCACAACATGATAACCAAGAAATTCTTCTAGAAAAATATAAAAACACTGCAAACTTTTATGTAGGTGTTAAGTTAAAGGATACTATTGTTCAAGCAGATGCTGATTCAACATTGAATGACCCGGCGACAGGAACATTTAACTTTAATGCTCCAGGCGCGGATAGATATAAAATTACAACAGAGATTGCTAAACTAGCTCTTACAGGCACCAATGATTCTGAATTTGTTTCACTTTATAAAATTGAAGATGGTAGACTTACAACGTCCATTAAGGATGACTTAGACTTTTATCATATTATTGGTCAGATTCTTGCTGAAAGAACGTATGACGAAAGTGGCAACTATGTAATTAGAAACTTTACTGTGGGTGTTCGTGAACACTTAAGAACCGCTACCAATAATGGTTACCTGGAATCATCAGCAGGTGGTGATGGAACAAAAATTGCTATCGCTGTTGGTGATGGTATAGGTATGGTCAGAGGACGTAAAAGAAGATTCTTTGCACCTACACACCTTGCAGTGGATAAGGGCAATGAAAAGGTTATTGAAGAAGGGTTTACCACTTCAACTGCATATGGCAACTATGTTCTTTGTGATGAAGTTTGTGGTAATTGGGATCTTGAAGATGGTGATCTGGTAGAACTTTATAATACAGCTAGAAATGCTGTTACTGCAGGCACATATTCTGCTACAGGTACTTCCGGAACAAAAATTGGTCAAGCAAGAGTTCGTCAGATAAGACGCGAATCAGGAACACCTGGCTCGGCTGCCGCTACATATAGACTTTACTTATATGATATCCGTATGTATGGTGGGGCTTTTGGAGATGTAAAATCTATTTACTATAATGGTGTTGCAGATGGCTTTGCAGATCCTGTTCTTGTAAGTAGTGCCGCGGTTTTAAATGAAGTTAAATTTAACCAAATGGTTTTTCAGTCTCCGATAAAAGCTACAAGTAAATTAAATGTAGATACGGGTAACACATTTGATTTGAACTATACATATCAGAAAGAATTTACTGCTACGGTTGCAACTGACGGAACTACAACAATTACTGTTTCAGGTGCTGAGACTTTCCCTTATTCCTCAACACCTACACAGACACAACTTGATACAGAGTTTGTGGTAGTTGTTCAAGCTGCCGTTACAATTGATTCAGTGTCGTATGGGGCTGGTAGAATTTTTGATGTGCAAACAAGTAATATTACCTCAAACTCTGCAACTGCTATTAACTTTGACTTTGGCACATCCTGGAGCGGGGCTACTGCTGTCAAAATTTTTGTAAAAGTTAAAGTTACAGACGAGGCTCCGGTTGCTCTTAACGCATTGAAAAGTCGTTATGTAACAATTAATACCGCAACACACCCTGCAGGTGCAAACGGTCCTTGGAACCTTGGTATTCCTAACGTTTACAAAATTGAAGAAATTCTTGTAGGTCCTTCATCAGGCAGTTATTTAAGCACAGGCACAGATGTTAAGGAACAATTTAAACTTGAAACAGGACAAAATGATAACTTTTATGGTCATTCTAGTATAGTGGTTAAACCTTCTGCGGTGACAAGCACAACAAGTAAAAAAATTACAGTAAAACTTTCATACTTGTCTCCTAACTATGGTTCTTCAACCGCAACATATTTTGCTGTGAATTCTTATCCTGTTGATGATACAGGCGGTTCAGGTATTTTCACTTATGAGATTCCCGTTTATTATTCCGAAAATTTAGGTGCTAAGTTTGATTTGCGAGACTCTATTGATTTCCGACCATATACACAAAAGACTGCCGTAGATACAACATCATTAGGCTCAGCCAGTGAGAACCCATTGGCAACTGCACAGTTGGATGGAACTGCTAATTATCAGTTTCCGATTCCCACAGAATCATTTACAACTGATGCTGAATATTACTTGGGACGTATTGACAAAGTTGTATTAACTGAAAAAGGTTTGATAAAGTCAGTCAAAGGACAATACTCAAAAAATCCAAAACTTCCTTTCGATCCTGTTGATGCTATGGTTTTGGCTGTGGTAAAAATTCCTCCTTTCCCGTCAATCTCGGCACACGTTGCTAAACAAGTAAAACGTCCAGATTTACAATGTAAAGTCAATTTAAAACAAAATAGACGTTATACGATGCAGGATATAGGCGCCATTGAAACAAGAATCAATCGCTTAGAATATTATACTGCTCTAAACTTCTTTGAAAGAGATACCAAGGATAAACTTATTCTTGACGCAAGTGGTAATGATAGATTCAAGAATGGTTTCTTTGTAGATAGATTTAGAGACTTTAGACTTTCAAATCGTCAAAATGTTGATCTTAATTATGCTATCAACCAAGAAGGTAGATATGCAACATGTAATTTCTTTGAAGAAAATGTTGACATGAAATTTGACAGCACAAACTCTAATATCTATGTTCAAAGAACTGGTAACCTTATTACAAAAAATTATTCACATGTAACATATAAGGAAAACAAACAAGCATCTAAGTTTAGAAATGCTGTAGGAGATTTGTTGTTTAACTACATCGGTGATATGGAAATGTATCCTCCTTCAGATAACTATACTACACAAGGTCCTGATGGTAGTGGTGAATCTAATGTAGATATTTCTGTAATTGCTGACACTATGGGAGATGCTTTTGAACAACTAGGACAAATAGGCCTTGAAGGTAACACACAATTATCAATGGGACAAGCAACAGTAACCGACATTGACGTAGAAGGCGGTTCGACGATTGATGTTGACGTAGGTGTTACTGAAAATATTGGTAGATTAGGAGCAAATGGCACCGGTACTGGTGAAGTTGATTTTGCACTTACAGGTGAAGTCAGTGAATCTGATCTTACTCTTACTAGTGATAATATTGAAATAGGTGTTTCTCAAGGTCCGTCATTAAAGGAAAGTTTTGGCAATGTTGTTACAAACATTGAATTTGAAAAGTTTATGCGTTCACAGGTTATTACTGTGGTTGCAACTAGACTGAAACCTAATACAAGAGTGTTTCCATTCTTTGACAATGATGATGTAAAGGTTCATTGTAAACCTATTCCTTATGCAACATTTACCTCGGCTGTTTCAGCGGGTATTGATAACTGGTGGTCACAATTTAACGATACAACAAATCTTTACAATGATGCGTTGGTCACTGATTCTGAGGGTCGCATAGTTATTCAATTTAGAATCCCTGCAGACACATTTAAAATAGGAAGTAGAACTTTTGTATTGTCCGATGATCAATTTAATAGATCAAAACTTACAACAACTCAAGCGTCTGCAACATTTGATTCATTTGGATTGAAACAACTAGAAACTGAATTAACAATTTCTTCTCAGGTTCCTAACATTTCTGTTACTTCATCACCTGACGATCCTCAGGTTGTTTCAGGTATTGTTACTGATGTTAGATTAAATGATCCTACAATTACAGCATCAGTTGATGTGGATCTTAATATTAGACGTGAAGACCCTCTTGCACAAACTTTCACAATTAATGAAACAACGGGTGTTTTTATTACCAAATTGGACTTGTTCTTCAGAGCAAAATCTTCATCGCGGGGTGTTACAGTTCAAATTCGTGAAACGGTAAATGGCTTTCCAGGTAAAACAATTGTGCCTTATGGAAGTAAATATCTGTCACATGGAGATATAAACATTTCATCAACAGCATCGGATGGAACAGTAACATTTAATGCAACAACTGTAACATTTGATTCCCCTATTTATTTGAAACCAGGACGTGAATACTGTTTTGTTATTCTACCTCAAAATAACGATCCTAACTATGAAGTTTGGATTTCAGAATTAGGTGAAAATGCTGTGGGAACCACACAAAGAATTCTTGCTGAGGATACGGTCACCGATGGTCTGTTATTTACATCTTCAAA